CCCTGGTTTACAATATATCAAGTGTCTCCGCTCCAGCTATAACCAATGCAGCTAGTGGAGATTTATTAACATCAGAAATAACTGTATCAATCCTAACGAGCTGGAGTTAAAATGAGCACACAATCAGAAGACTTAGCCTTCTTAATTAAGACAGGCCAGATTAAAGAAGCACCAAAACCAACTGCACAAACTAAGAAAGATGAGGAATAACAATGGCAATCTATTTAAATAATAACGTTGGTGTTAAGTTGGCTACCGCTGCTGCACCTACTACACCTTCAATTGACATCAGCGCATTTGTTACAAACGCTGTAATTAACCAAATTGTAGATGAGTTAGAAGTAACCGCTATGGGTGACACAGCACATAAATTTGTTGCTGGTCTACAATCAGGCACATTTACTATTGATTTCCTAAATGAGTGGGCATCAAGCCAAGTAATGCAGACACTAAATGCAGCCTTTGGGCAAACTTTGGCAGTATCAGTAATTACTGTTAAGGGCACTACTGTGTCAGCTGCTAACCCTACTTATCAGTTCTCAGTTCTAGTAAATAACCTGACCCCAATCGGTCAAGGTGGCGTGGCTGAAATTGCTACCTCATCTATCACATTTACAGTAAACTCCGCAGTAACAGTGTCCCCATCGGTACCATTCTAACTAAGGAGTAGTAATGGCAAAGCTAAAGATAACAAGGGCTAATGGTGAAGTATCAGAGCACAAAATAACACCAGGTGTCGAGTACGCTTTCGAGTTAAAACGAGGTATGGGAATTAGCAAGGCCTTGCGTGAAGATGAGAAGCAATCAGATATATTTTGGTTAGCTTGGGAATGTTTACGCAGGGCTGGCGCTCAGGTATCTCTATCGTTTGATGAGTTTATTGACAGCTTAGATACTGTCGAGGTATTAGACGAAGAAAAAAAATAACACAGCGGGATTCAATCCTTTACAGCATCGCACAGCTGAGCGTAGAGACTGGGATACCGCCTAAAGAGTTTATTGATATGGATAGCGAAATGTATGCCGCAATCATACAAGTCCTAACCGACAGAGCTAAGGAGATCCGAAATGCCAGTAGAAGTAATAGGCGTAGATGATGTCCAAAAAGGCCTGAACTTTATAGACGAAGATATGTACAATCGCATCAAGATAGCTTTAATTCCGTTAATGAAACGAGTAGAGCAACAGGCAAAAAGTTATGTGGTTGGCGATGCTCAAGTTTTATCTGGTTGGGCCAAGCCTGCATCTCCTAATTTAAATTACAGACCTTTTCCCAAATATAATTCCGCACTAGTAAAAGGCGGCATTGGTTACAAAGAAGGCAAAAACGTACAATTTAAAAATGGCTTTCAAGTAGAAAATTATGTCTACAACGTAAGCGCTGCTGGCCGTATTTATGAAACTGCAGGTCGTAAAAATCCAGAAGGTAGAGCCCCTATTATGAGTACAACTTTAAAAGAGTTGGGCAATATTCAAGGATACGAGGGCAAGAAATCGGGCAAGAAAAGATCCACACGTGATTACAGCTCTAATAATCCTTTTGCTGGTTATCAGTTTGTTAGCGCATTAGAGCCAGTAACATCACAACCTAAAATTAAGGGTGTCAGATCTGGTGGCGTAAAGACTAAAGGTCGTTTAATTTACAAAGCATTTGCAAATCAAAGTCCTCAAATATACCAAGCAATCTTGAACGCTATTAATGCCACTGCCATTGATTTTAATAAATCCTACGATAAGAAGGCAGCATAATGGCCAACGTAGTAGTCTCGGCACTCGCCACCTGGAATGGCAAAGCCCTTAAAAAAGCCAAACAAGATGTAAATGTTTTTACTAAAGACATAAAAAGTTTAGGTAGAGCATTTGGCGTAACCTTTAGCGCAGCAGCCATTATTGGTTTTAGCAAAAAAGCAATTAAGGCATTTACTGATGATGAAGCAGCAGCCAAACGTTTAGAACTACAGCTGCAAAATACTGGCAACGCTTTTAGGGTGAGCGAAGTTGAAGGTTACATTAAAAATTTAGAAAAAGTCAATGCCATACTTGTTGATTTAAGAGGGCCATTCCAAACATTATTAAACCTTACTGGCTCAGTTGAATTAGCTCAGCGATCATTAGAAGCCGCTTTAAACATAAGCGCTGGCACTGGTGAAAATTTAAACACAGTTGTATCTGCTATTGCTAGCGGCATTAGAGGTCAAACCAAAGCAATTAAAAACCTTAACACAGGTATAGATGCCAGCATAATTGCAACTGGCGATATGAACGCAATTATGGAAGCGTTAGAAAAACGTTTCAGTGGACAGTCAGCAGCCAGACTAGATACCTATGCTGGCAAAATGGATGTATTGGCAAAAGGTGGAGAAGAAGCAACTAAAGCCATAGGTGAAGGGTTAATAGATGCTTTAACCATTCTAAGCAAGGATCAATCAGTAGAATCTTTGGCAAGTGGATTTGAAAACTTAGGCGACAATATCGCATACGCAACTGTTGAGATGGCAAAACTAATTAAGGCTTTTAGCGACTTAGTAAGTGGCCCGCAATTTAAGGCTGGATTGCTTGCCACAGGTTTATTGCTATCTGCAAGAACTGGCAACCCTAAATTCTTTGTAGGTGCTATGGGTGTTGTAGGCAGTTCTGGTGCTTTAGAATTAGCAACCAAAGACTTTGGTAGTAAAACAAGCGCTAACAATGCAAACCAAAGAGAAAATAGATTAAACCAAGCATTTAGAACATCTATTAAATATCGCACTATAGAAAACAATTTAATAAAGGCTAGAACAGAAACAGACAAATTATCGGAGAAGTTTGACACTGAGCGCATAGGCTTAATGAAGGCGCTTAATGAAACTACCGATGCCGAAACCAAGCTACGTTTACAGGCCAAGATAGCAATACTAGATAATAATGAGGCTTTGGCTAAGAAATACAATGCAGAATTAGAAGCTAGTGCAGCAGCTAGACTTTTGGCCGAAAGCGCTAACAATGCTGCCAATGCCCTAAACACCCTGCCTAGCAAATACGATGCAATCTTTAATAGCCTAGTGAATACTTTTAAGACAATGGGATTAGATCAAGGATCAGCCGCTGGCCTTGCTGGGGCATCAGCAAGATTACAAGCACAGGCCGATGCGTTTCTAGCACAAATGGGTCAATACGCTGTGCCAGGTGGTATGCCATCTAGTGCATCAACAGCTGCCGCAGTAGCAGCACCAACAGTAATTAATACCACTGTAAACACAGGGGCAGTATTAAGTAGCGAGCAAGATTTACAGCGTTACATACAAGATTCAATAGGTAATGTTATTAAACTAGGAGATGGCGTAATACCTCGTGGCTCTGTCATATTGCTCCAATGACAGTACCAGTAGTCAACGCTTACATAAATTTTAGCACTGGGCCAGCCTTTGCCCAGGCGATGATATTAGATACTGGCATATTAGACGTAAACATATTAGAAGACTCAGCAGCCATTATTGTTGACGTGTCAAATCAAATCAATTTCATACAAACCACCAGAGGCCGTAATCCTTTATTCGATCAATTCCAAACAGGTCAATTAACCCTACGCATTGTGGATCAAAATGGCGATTTTAACCCAACTAACCCACTAAGTCCCTACGCTCCCGACTTAACACCTATGAAGAAGGTGCAGATTACTGCAACCTATGGCGCTACGACTTATCCTATATTTTCAGGATTTATTACAAGCTATGTTAATACTCAACCTAAAGATGCTACAGAGGTAGCCTACACAACCATACAAGCTGTAGATGCGTTTAGATTAGCCAACAATGCACAGATCACTACTGTGGCAGGTGCTAGCGCTGGCGACTTATCAGGCACACGAATTAACCAGATATTAGATGAGATCGATTGGCCAGCGACTATGCGTGATATTGATGCAGGCTTAACCACTTTACAAAACGATCCAGGCACATTACGCACCTCACTAGGAGCTATGCAGACTGTAGCCAACTCAGAGTATGGCGCTTTATATGTCAGCGCAGATGGTGAGTTTGTGTATCAAGATCGTGCCGTAACCGCTGGCTCAATAGGTGGCACAGTGACTACCTTTAATGACAATGGCACAGGCATTCCATACGCTAACGCTAATTGGAAGTTAGATGACACCCTTATCTTTAACTCATCTACTGTTACTAGGTCAGGTGGCACGCCACAGACTGCCATTAATCAAGCATCAATAGACAAATACTTCATACATAGTTTTCAGATCCAAGAGCTGCTAATGCAAAGCGATTCCGTAGCGCTAGACTATGCTCAGGCTTATACAGCCAGCCGTGCCGAGACCAGCGTGCGATGCGATTCTATAGAGCTAGACCTATACACCCCTAATTACAACGCAGGCATAATTGCAGCCTTAGAACTTGACTTCTTTGACCCGATCAGGGTGGTTACTACCCAGCCAGGTGGATCTACCCTGGACAAGACCTTGCAGATATTTGGCGTGCAAAACGTCATTACACCTAACAGCTTTAGGGTTGTATTTACGACCCTTGAACCAGTCATCGATGCACTGATTCTAAATAACAATATATACGGCACTTTAGACTATAATGTGCTTAGTTACTAAGGAGTAGAAATGGCAGCAGGATTAGGATTTAAAGACTTTGTTACAGGCGAGGTATTAACCGCAGCCGATGTCGATGGCTACTTAATGCAAGGTGTCTGGGTTTTTGCCAGTGCCACTGCTAGAGATGCAGCTGTAACATCACCGCAAGAAGGCAATTTTGCGTATCTTAAAGATACAAACGTAACCACTTATTACACAGGTAGCGCTTGGGCGAACTTGGATACAACAGGTATGACTAACCCAATGACAACTACTGGCGACACGATTTATTCTTCAAGTGGATCAACACCTGCACGACTTGGAATTGGTAGCACAGGAGATGTGCTCACAGTTGCTGGTGGTGTGCCAAGTTGGGCTGCCCCTGCAAGTGGTGGAATGACTTTGTTATCAACGACCACTTTATCATCAGCAACCACCAGCATTTCAGTTGTTGGCGGATACAATGATTTATATGTACAATTCACTGGGATTTATTTACCTAGCGCATCACAAGGTTTTGAAATTAGATACAACACAGTTTCAACTGGATACAATTCTGTTTACTTATATCAAGCAAGTGGTGGGGCAACTGTTGAAAACAATAATAATCAAAATGGTACTGGAACTGCTGGCTCAGCATTAACAGATGCAAATAATCAATATCTTTTCGGTTATATTAGATATTTTGATTATTTAGGAACAGCTGGTATGAAAACTTTTCAAGGGCAAATTGCAGCAAGAAACGACAGTGAGGCTTATTTTGCTAGAACTTTTTTTGGCGCAAATAGCGCAACGCCAGCAGCAATAACACAGGTGCAATTTGTAACTGGCGCTGCATCATTTAGTGCTGGCGAAGTTAAAATATATGGGGTGAAATAATATGAGCAAACCTACAATTACATTTCATAACACCGAAACAGGTGAAATTGAAACTAGAGAAATGAACACTGCTGAACTGGCGGAACACGCTGCATTAGCAGAAAGATATGAAGCACAAGCAGCCGAAGCGCAAGCAAAGGCGGTGTCCAAAGCTGCATTATTGACACGTTTAGGCATAACCGAGGATGAAGCAAAACTACTTCTAGGCTAATGAAACCAAAATTATGTGCAGCTGGTGTGCAGTTAAGAGATCAAGTTGATACGTGGTTTCCAGATAGGTGTACTAAGAGTCCAGAAGGATGGTTGGGCGATAGTCGCCATTCCGCCAGAAAATCGGATCATAATCCAGACGCAAATGGGTGGGTCAGAGCAGTTGATATTAATTCTAGGCTGGAGTCATCCGATAGCCTCGCACCTTATCTGGCTGACCAGATCAGAATCGCAGGGAAATCAGATAAACGTTTATCATACGTCATCTACAACGGGCGAATATGCTCGAAGATATTAAACTGGAAATGGCGTAAGTATTCTGGGGTGAATCCACACAAGCGACACATACATATTAGCTTTACAAAGTTAGGCGACAAAGATAGTAAGCCGTTCGATATACCACTAATAGGGGGCAAGATATGAAGATAAGCAAAAAACAGAAGGCGATACTAAAGTCATACGCACGTGGCGTATTGGTATCATTCTTAACATTCTTAGCAAGTAATGAATTAGGTTTAGACCCAGCGCTGTCTGTAGTAATTGCAGCTCTTGCAGGGCCAGCAGCTAGGGCTTTAGACAAATCCGACAATGCCTATGGCATCGGTGCCGATGAAAAATGAGTCCTACAGAATGGGCTGGCTTTGGCGCTGGCGTTATGGCCGTGCTATCAGGCGGTCTAATAGGATTACGTTTTTTAGTTAAAGGCTGGCTTAATGAGTTACGCCCGAATGGTGGCTCTAGTATGAAGGATCAATTAACACGGCTAGAGAAGCGTGTCGATGATCTCTTTATTTTAATCAGTAAGTCATAATTTAATTATGGCTACTAAACGCAAACCAAAGAAGAAGCCAGTACGTAAGCGTAGGACTACTAAAGAGCCTGTACTTACTAAACTGGATTTCTGGGCAATAGCAGCTAATGAGGTTTATATGGCGTGCCGTAAATCTGGAATGGATGAGGGCACAGCTTTAGCCTTTGCGATGGATAGGTCAAGTTATCCAGACTGGATCGTAGATACAAAAGATCCTATTAAGAATCCACTTGACGATTTTGATGAGGATG